TTATTGTTTGATTTCATAAGAATCCAACTCCTTCCATAGAATGTCAAAGTAGTATTGGAATTGTGGCACCTTACGAGTTTTTAGAGGAGTTTTTTCTCCTTCTGTTACAAGGTTTATTTCATGAACACTTTTTACAGAAGCTGGTCTTTTTGATAATACTATTATTTTATCACTCATAGATATAGCTTCTACCATCACTACAGAAGTGCGACCCATCAGACAACGAAACTAAATCATCCATCTTAGCACCCATATAAACAATACTAAGATTACCAGAAGCATCATCCCAGACAATAGAATCAACAATAGTAGATAACAACAACCTCTTATCATCTAAACTAGCATCATCAACCTCATAATTAAACTTCTTTAAATTACTAACAATAATATCTAAATTAAGACTAGCACTATTAATATCAACACTACTAGACTCTAACTCACTAACTTTACTCTTTAAAGAATCAATCTCACCATTCAAGCTCTCAATCTGAGAAATAATGTACTCAGAAGCAACACTACCAGTATTTTTTGCAAGCTCCATAACTAAATTACCAATAAGCTTTTCTTTCTCAGAAATACTATTTTTAAATAAATCAATTTCAGACCTAACATCACTAAAAACAGTATCAACCTTAGCTTTATTACTATTAAAAGCATTTATAACTGATTCTATATTACAGTTTTTAATTTTATCTATAACTAAGTTTTCAACTAAAGGACCATTAAGGTTTTTACAGTTACAACCTTCAACACCAAGAGATCTTTTAGTACCACATACATAGTAGTATTTTAAATCCTCGTCATTTCTTTTACCTTTATACATAATTCTCATATTAGCGCCACACTTACCGCATTTTAAAAGTCCAGATAAAAGAGCAGTTTTTCCAGTTGATATTCTAGGAATTTTATCTTTATTTTCATTTAATATACTTTGTACTTCAAGCCAAACATCAGGTTCAATAACGCCATGGTGCTTTGCTATAGCTGCTATTGAATTAGATGTATTTTTAGCATAAGTAAGTATTCCACATTGGCCATCTGGCACACCTACAACTTCCATACCAAGACTTCTAAGGTAATCTAATATATCTTCATTAGCTTTTACATATGCTGGATTTCTAAGTATACCAGATAATGAGCTAGGGTCGAATTTACCACCACGAGGACCTTTTATTCCATTATGATAAACATATTTATATAGTTGAGATAATGATCTAAGTTCTAGGTATTTATTAAATATTAATTTTACAATTTCCATTTGCTCATCATTTACTTCAAGTTGATACATACTTCTTTCTTTTAGATTTTCATCTAAGAATGATATTTTTTTACTAGTAAACCCATGAGGTGTTTTACCACCAAGCCATCTACCAGAGCGAGCAAGTTCATACATATTATCTTTTATACGTTCTGCTATTGTTTCTCTTTCAAGTTGTGCAAATACACTTGATATAAACATCATAGCTCTTCCCATTGGAGTTGATGTGTCAAATTGTTCTTTGATAGATATAAATGATATTTCTAGTTTATTTAACTTTTCTATTAGAGTAGAGAAGTCAGATACATTTCTTGATATTCTATCTAATCTATAGCAAACAAGGCAATCAAATTTCTTGTCCTTGGCATCTTGCATCATTTTCTTAAATTGTGGTCTATCTATATTACCACCACTAAAACCTTCATCTTCGTATACTAAGAATTCTTTTATACCTATAGATTTTGAATAGTCCATACATAGTTGGATTTGATTTTCTATAGAGTCTCCTTTTCCAGTAAACTTTGATTTTCTTGAATAAATTGCAGCTTTCATAAGTCAAACCTCCCTAAGGTTTTATATTAAAAATACTCTTAAATATAGTATTTCCAATATGTAAACACATTACTTATATTTCAAAAAGTAAAATCTGTATATAAAAATATATGATGCAAATAGAAAATTAATTTTATTTAATATATCTAAATTGCATCATATATAAGTTACTTTATTAAAGTCCATGATATCTATAATAATCCTGATAATCTTGGTATGAGCCGCAATCATAATATTCTTGAAAATTTTCACTACATTCATAGTCAATATTATCAATATTAAGATTATTAATTTTAAGCTTAAGTAATTCAACTGAAACACACTCTTTTCTAGCTATATCATATATAGATTCGCCTGGATATTTATCTAAGATATCATCTTCTAATAAGAATTCTGCAGCAAAAAGATTTGCCTCATTTTCATATCTTGTTAGAGACAGTGGATCAGTTCTTTTTAACTCAAATGTATCTACATCAGGATGGATTATAGAATGTCCAAGCTCATGAGTGTAAGTTAGCCTTTTTTCAAAAAAACTTAAACCTGTGTTTATATAAATAAATTGAGTCCCCAAAAACTTTTTATAAGCACCTTTAGATACAGATTTTTCATCTAGATAACATAGTACTATATTTCTTTTCTTAATGATCTCTAGTGGGCTATCATCACCGTAAATTATTTTTAATCGTCTAACTATTTCTTTTATTCTTGCACCTCTAGACAAGATATATCTCCCCTTTTATAATGTATATTTATTTTTTGTCCCTTTTTTTCTTTTGTTCTTCTAGAGCTAAAAGCATACCCATTCTCATTGCTTGTAACATACTATCTATAGCTTCTTGAGTAGCTGGTTCACCGTCAAACATTACAGTACCAGTTGTGAATTTTTCTTTAGCTGCTTCATATATTGCTTCAAATTCTTCATCTGATTTATCAGCTAAAGAGTTATTTTGAATTTCCATTTCGTCAGTTAAACCTAATAGGTAATCTGTAGATACTTTTAGTGCATCTGCTATTTGAACAAGAGCTTGAGCTTTAGGTTCTCTTATATCATTTTCATATCTAGATAAACTACCTTCTGGAATATTAGCCTTTAATGCTAATTCTTTTTGGTTCATGTTCATGTAACGCCTAGCTTTAGATATTCTATATCCTATAGTTTCCAATATAAACCCCTCCTTTGATTTATATTTATTGTGTAACACAGATAAAATCACTTGTAATAATGGTAAATTTCTATGTGTAAAAATATTTTTAAAAAATTTATTTTGTAATAATTTGGTAATAAAATAGTAACATAATATTACAGAAAAGTAAATAAAATTATAAAAAGTGTAATTAAAAATACTAAAATCTTACACTTATTTAAAAATAATTGTAAAAAGTGCAATTGACAATGGTAAAAAATAGTAATATTATGTAATTGTAAAAACGGTAAGAAAAATAAGAATAGCATAAATAAAATAAGTATAAGGGGGAAGGAAATGGAACTTAGGGAACTTAAAGCAAAAAGAATTTTAAATGGATTAACACAAGAGCAACTTGCTAAAAAAATAGGCATAAATACCAAAAGTTACAATATGAAGGAAAACGGTAAAATTAGGTTTTCATTAGACGAAGCTGCTAAGGTAAGTGAGGTTTTAAAGCTTAGCCTAAATGAAGTTAATAATATTTTTTTACAAATAAAGTTACCAAAGGGTAATAAATTTAGGAGGTAGGTATTATGGCTTTATTAAAGAGATTTGAAAATGCTGAGTTTGGTCAATTAAGTGTAATTGTAAAAGACGGCAAAGAATATATGGATGGAATACATGTAGCAACTATGTTAGGGTACTTAAACCCAAGGGATGCAATAGTTAGACACTGTACAGAGGCCGGTGTCGTATTTCACGACACAGGGGTAGTAACTGGTAAAAAAGCTGATGGTAGTGATTCTATACAATATTTCAAAAGAAAATATATAAATGAGGGTAATGTATATAGACTAATTATGAAATCAAAGTTACCAAGTGCTCAAAGGTTTGAAAAATGGGTTATGGAAGAAGTTCTACCTAATATACGAAAACATGGTGCATACATGAATGAGGATGTAATAAATCAAACTTTAGAAAATCCAGATTTCTTAATTGAGTTGGCAATGAAGTTAAAAGAAGAAAAGGAAAGAAAGAGATTAGCTGAAGAAAAAGCTAAAATGCTAGAAAATACAATAGCTATGGATAAACCATACACAGATTTTGGTAAAAGTTTGGCAACTTGTGAAGATGCAATAACTATAGGTCAATTTGCTAAGATTCTAAGCAATAATGACATAGAGGTAGGCAGAAATAGGCTATTTAGTTGGTTTAGAGATAATGGATACCTTATAAAAAGTGGAAAGGATAAAAATATACCTAAGCAAAGCTATATTAAGCAAGGACTGTTTACAGTTGAAGAAAGAGTAGTTAGAACACTTGAGGGAGAAGTTATTTCAACTACGACTTTAATTACTGGTAAGGGGCAATTATACTTCATGGATAAGTTCAGCTTTTAATAAAAGTTGTATCAATACAAGCCCTTAATTTCATAGATTAGTATAACAACTTTATATAGGGGGCTTATTATGGAGATTAAAGTTATTGAGGTTTTTCCTACAGATACAGAAAAGCTTAATAATATAGAGATGGCTAAAGCTAAATGGTTTATTAATATTTTAAGGAAGAAGTATCCAGAGGAAGTTTTGGAGGAAGCATTTAAAAAGTTAGAATCAAACTTAAAGAGTAGTGAAGCAAAGGCTTAGTATTTTTAATAATAAATATTACAAATGAGATAGGGGAGAAACAAATGAGAAAATATTTAGATGCATACATAGTTTATGAAACTAAAGATATGAGCAAAGAACAGTGGTTAGAAGCTAGAAAATGTGGAATTGGTGGAAGTGATGCAGCAAGTGTACTTGGACTTAATCCATATAAAAGTTCAGTAAGTGTATATATTGAGAAGGTTGATTATATACATGGAGTTAGTATGTCAGACAAAAATATTAATGGATGCAAAAAAGACAGTTCTAATGAAGAAGTAAATTATAGGATGGAGTTAGGGAATAAGTTAGAGGATTTTGTTGCTAATGAATTTAGTTTAAAAACAGGTCTAAAAGTTAGAAATGTAAATGGAATTCTTAAAAATGATAAGTATCCTTTTGCAATAGCAAATATTGATAGAGCAGTTGTAGGAGAAAAAGCTTTTTTAGAATGTAAGGTTACAAATAGTTATTCAAAAAAGGTGTGGCAAATGGGAGTGCCAATACATTATCAGATACAAGTAAATCATTATATGGCAGTAACAGGAGCAACTCATTGTTATGTTGCAGCTCTTATTGGAAATGAAGAACTTATAATTCATAGGATAGATAGAGATGAAGAAATTATAGATGAAATAATGAAGCTTGAAGCTATGTTTTGGGACAAGTGTATATTAGGTGGAGAAATACCTGCTCCAGATGGAAGTCTTGATTATTCTATTGTTTTACAAGGATTATATAAAGATAGCAAGGATGAAGAATTGATTTTATTTGAGCAGGAAAAGTTGTTAGATAGATATGATGAAATAACAGCGATTTATAAAGAAATTGAAGTTGAGAGAAAAAAGATTGAGCAGTATATACAGGTTCAGATGAAGGAATATGAAGTTGGCTTTATTGGTGATAGAAGGATTACTTGGAAAAAACAAAGTAGAAATACTATAGATACTAAAAAGTTAAAGAAAGAATATCCAGAGATAGCAGCAGAGTGTATGAAAACTACTACCTCTAGAGTATTTAGATTATAAGATAATCAATAATTAAAATTAAAGCTAGTAGAATAAATAGTATAGAACATGATGTCAACATAGTATTGATTTTTCTAGATTGCTTAAATTCAACAATAGCTTTATATATATCAGGTATCCATGCAATTAAAATGCCAGCAAGTAATAAAGGTGTACCAACATAGAATATGCTTAGAAATATAAGTAATAATCCAATTAAAGCAAATATGTTAGATCTATTTTTAGATAATGAAAAAAACTTTTTAAACATAACAACCTCCAATAGTATTGTATAGGTATTATTGTAGGTTTAAATGTTTGAAAATTCAATAATTTTTTAAAGGGGAGAAATATAATGACGAATTTAAAGAAAGCTTTACAAACTAATGAAGCTAAGGGAAAAGGTGTAACTGTAAGTCCAAGTTATGCTATGAAACAATTAATGATAAAGATGAAAAATGAAATACAAGTAGCTCTTCCAAGTCAATTAGCTAGTGAAAGATTTCAAAGAGTAGCACTTACTGCTTTTAACTCAAATCCAAAACTTCAAACTTGTGATCCAATGACTTTTATAGCTGCTATGATGCAATCAGCTCAACTTGGACTTGAACCAAACACACCACTTGGACAAGCATATTTAATACCATATAAAGTTAAAGGAATGGATAAAGTACAGTTTCAAATAGGATATAAAGGACTTCTAGAGCTTGCACATAGAAGTGGTAAGATAAAGACTTTATATGCTCATGAAGTTAGAAAAAATGATGAGTTTGATATAGATTACGGACTAGAACAAAAGCTTACACACAAGCCATTACTTACGGGAGATAGAGGTGATGTTATAGGATATTATGCAGTTTATCATTTAGAGCCAAGTGGATATAGTTTTGTATTTATGACTAAAGATGAAGTAATGGAGCATGGTAAAAAGTATTCTAAGAGTTTTGAAGGTGGAATATGGGAGAAAGAATTTGATTCTATGGCAAAGAAAACTGTTATAAAGAAGTTACTTAAATATGCACCACTAAGTATTGAAATGCAAAAGGCAGTTGCTTTTGATGAAAGTGTAAAAAATAGTATTGATAGTGACATGTTATTGGTTGAATCTATAGATACAGATGAAAGTTTGATACTTGATAGGAATATATAAGTTGTGACTTATAGGTTCAAAAAATTTAATAGGGGGAAGTGCTAATGGCTGTATATAGGCATATTCATATTAATTACTGGCAAGATGGTTTTGTTTTAGATTTAACTCCAGAGGAAAAATATTTCTATATTTATCTTATGACTAATTCTAAGACAAGCCAATGTGGAATATATGAGCTTCATAGAAGAATTATAGAAACTGAAACAGGATACAACAGAGAAACTGTTGAGAAGCTATTAAATAGATTTGGTGAGTATGAAAAAATAGTTTATTGTGAAGAAACACAGGAGATATTTCTTAAGAATTGGATTAAGCATAATAAAGTTGTAAGTCCTAAGGTGAAGAAATGTATAGAAAAAGAACTTTCTAATATTAAGAGTAAAGAGCTTATAAATTTGTTTTTAAACGAATGTGATAGGTATGGATACAGTATTGATACTAGTAATATAAATTTTGATATGGGTATTGATAGGGTATCTATACCCACACCTATAGTAGATGATACTTTGGAGTATGACTATGGGGAAAAAGAAAAACAAAAAGAAAAAGAAAAAAAAGAAGAAAAAGAAAAAGAAGCTTTTAATAATGTAGGTATGTTTAAAAAATTATATGAACAAAATATTGGTCTTGTAAATGGAGTAGCTGCTGAGTGGTTAATAGATATATCTGAAACTATAGATTGTGAAATGTTTAAAAGAGCTATAGAGATTGCTACTGATAGAGGAAAGTGCAATAAAGGATATGTAGCAGGGATTATAAAGCAGTGGTTAGATAATAACATTAGAAGTTATGAAGATTTAAAAGCTTATGAAATAGGGGTTAAGAACAGGAGAGAAGAAAGTGGAGAGTATAGCCAATATAAATATGCCAATACATATGAAAGAGAGGATGAAGACATTATATACAGAGCTCCAAGCAAAGAACAACTTGAAGAAATCAGAAATCTTATTGAAGAATCAAGATATAGAAGATAATGAATATAAATGCTATAAGTGTAGGGATAGGACATTTATACTAATAGATAATGAAGCAGTTCCTTGTGAATGTAGGGCGATAAGACAAGCTGAAGAAATTTTAAGTAAAAGTGGCATAAGTGAAGAATTTAGAAATAAAAGATTTAATAATTTCAACTATACAATAGAAAATCAAATTTATGAGGCTTATAAAGAAGCTTACATGTATGCAAAGAATTTTAAAAGCTTAGAAAAAGAAATAGATAATTCTATAATGTTTATGGGACAAGTTGGGGCTGGAAAGTCCCATCTTTCTTTAGCTATTGCTAATGAGCTTATGGATAATGGTGTAGGTGTAGTTTATATGAGTTATAGGGAGGTTATTACAAGGCTTAAGCAGAATATTATGGATGAGGTTTATTATCACAGGGTTATGGGAAAGTACAAAAATGCAAGAGTACTTTTAATAGATGATTTATTTAAAGGTAAGGTAACTGAAAGTGATGTAAATATTATGTTTGAGCTTTTGAATTTTAGATATTTTAATAAGTTACCTTTGATTGTTAGTTGTGAGATGGATGTTGGTATGATTTTGAATGTAGATGAAGCTATTGGAAGTAGGCTTGTAGAGATGTGTAAGTGTGTTGAGCTTAAAGGGAAAAAATTAAATTATAGGATGTATGGAAAATAAGAGGGGATAGTAAATGAAGAAATACACTAAGGATGAATTACTAAGAATGGATGCAGTTGAGGTTTATAAATTGAGATTAGATAGAAAGATTCATAGATTTCCAAGTGGTTTTTGGCAACTGCCAGAAGGTAAACAAAATGCAAAAAAATGTGTTATATATCTTTTAGAAGAAGTATTAGGATATAAAAGTGATGAAAGTATAAAGAAAAATTTTGGTTCTAATACATTGGAGAAAAATTGTTTAGGTGGAATGTTATCCTCTGAACTTTTTAATTTTAGTCCTTTTGAAGTTTTAGACAATGCATATAAAGGAAGATTTAAACCTTGGCAGTTATCACAATGTCCTATATATTATTGGAAAGAAAAAGAAAATAGAGATTATGCTTTAAAGTATTTATTTGAAGAAGTAATAAATATAAAAGATGACGATTTTGTAGAAAGATATGATGCTAATTTATTTATTGAAAATGATTTATTTGGACTATTAAAGAATTATTTTGAAGGAAGCCCTTATAAGGTATTAGATTATTATTTTGAAGGAAAAATAAAGCCTTGGCATTTAAAGCAAGGTCCAAAGAACTATTTTAAAAGCAAAGAAAATAGGATTAATGCTGTTAAATGGTTAATTGAAGAAGAGCTTAAATGGAGTGAAGAGGATGTTATAAAAGGATGGTGTAATGAATTATTACATAAGTATGGAATTGATTGGGCTCTTAGGTACACAGGTGGAAATAGTCACTATTATCTTTTGGATGAAGCTTATCCAGGTGTTTATAAACCTTGGCTTGTTTGTAGTGGGGTAGATGGGTTTTGGGAAGAAAAAGAAAATAGAGTTTGGGCAGTTAAATGGTTAGTTGAGGATGTTTTAGGATTTACTAAAGAAGAATGTTCTTATAAATTAAAAGCTAAACATTTTATCAAAAATAAACTTAGTGGTTTG